GTCTAAGAATTTACTGGGGGTACCAAACCATTTATGCGTAATAGTATGTATACGCCGCCACGTAGAAATTTTCCCCAGTTCGGGGGGTAGGGGGGGTGTAGGGGGCGCAAATTCAGCCTAAAAATAAAACCGATATTTGGCGAAACACCCTACACAAACACGTTTTACTAGTGTCTAATGATGTTTCTCTTCACAGAGAACCCTATAAGTGACAGCACCTGTTGTCACATGGGATAACTAATAGGTCCATTGAACCATGCCAAATCTAAAAACAGCAAAGACAGTAATCTTTACCCCCGCAATGCGCGCAAAAGGATTAGAAGCATTTACCAGCGAGGGCGACGCCCTTATTAAAAAGGCCGCATTCTTTAAAGCTATCAAGTCTCGAGTAACTGCCGAAAACCTTAGGTATGCGACCGTTGAATTCATGGGAATAGCCGCCGCACATATCGACAACCAACACGGTTGCAACGGTCGTCTGATAAAAGAGCTAGCAAACAGGTCAATTGCCAATAACCAGAAGATCAAAGGTTGTAAGCTAACCATGTTAAACGTTAAGAAGTCTATGCGCGTAATGGTTGATCGGTGGGCAAAATCTTACAAAGCATTCCTAATCACTGGCTATGTTGACGGGCGCAAAAAACCATTGACCGACGCACAAAAAGCAAACAAGAAACGAACCACAGGAGGGGCAACGGTAGCGGCAACGGTAGCGGCAACACCGGCAAAGCCAGAAGGTGATTCAGTTGAACTAGATACACCAATCACAAAGACTATCCAATACGTGTCGAATATACCTAAGACCATGCTACAAGTTTCGCCATTTGCCGCACCCACACAAATGCAGGCAGAAATTGAACAGGCGGCAAAAGATTTGCTAGCATTATTGGACAAGGTGAACAAAGTCCTGCTATCAAAGGCAGCAGCGGAACGGGCAAAAAAGATGTCCCAAAAGCAGAAGTAGTTAGCTAGCTAGAAAATCAAGCCACCTTCGGGTGGTTTTTTTTCGCCTGCGTTTTGTCGAGCCACCTTCGGGTGGTTTTTTCGCCTGCTATCTATAGCAGGACAGATACCAGTTACTTAACTGCTAACGGCCCCTGTAGCTAAGGGTGACAACATGTGTTGTCAGGGAGGAGGTGATTTACGAGGGTAATGTTCCATCTGTTACTTTTAGCATTTCCGAAAAAGTTACATTACTTTCGATTTATTCTTGAAAATTTGATCTTTATTATTTAGTTTAGTTTAGTTTAGTTTAGTTATATATATATATATTATTATTATTATTATTATTATTAGTAATGTTCCAAGTGTTCCATCTGTTCCATACCTTTTACCCTCCAATGTCTGAAGCCCTAGTTTACATAGGTACTCGATAGAATCCTGAGAGAAAGGAAGGGTCTTTCTCGTATTCCTACTCAGATTATGTGTCAAAACTACGGAACACTTGGAACATTGTCACTCTCGTTGCCATCATTGGGCTAGAGCGACATACCCCTCTGGAACACATGGAACATTTGGAACATTACCCCTATCGTTTGGTTCATTCTGGTTTATCCTGCTGCTGTCCTACGCTGTTTGGTTTATTTATTTATTAGACTTAGAATAAACTTGTTTCTGTAGCTTGACATAAGGCCCATAACCCCGAATAATACGCATTCTGTTTTTGCAGACGCTATTAACCACCAAGCACGACCCTGACAACATGTGTTGTCACCCTAACTACGGAGAAACGGCCATGAAGATACACACGAACCGATCGGAATACAGGAAGCAAGCCGCCAAGCAAGCGCGATTGGACATCCTTAAAGGCGCTATAGGGGCAGCCGTTGTAATGCCTGTTGTTTACGTCCTCGTATGCCTAGCCCTCACACTCTAACAAGGAACACGACCATGAAAGATAAAGATGACAGCCAGACTATTGACTGGATAGCAGTAGACGACGCGGAGCTAAAGGGAAAACCTAGCCCTGAACCCGACACCACCCTGCAAGATTTGCTTGCTGAATACGAAGACCTAAACACTTAACCAAGGAGCACTACAATGCACACACAAAATAGCAATCCATTTCCGATCGACACACAAAACTTGCCTACAATCTCCTCCAGCGCACTGCGGGTAGGACTCTCTATCAGCCTACCGACCATGCGCAAGATAGATAAGAAGGCAACACGCGAGGTGGTAGCACACAACCACGCTCAAACAGGTTCCGCTACCGTGAGCAAGAAACTTATCAGCAACACGTCCCTCGTGGACATGGACAAGCTAGTGACCTCGATGCGCGGATACCACAGAGACCAGACCGTGCCTTGGGGTGACTTGGGAGACCGGCTTGTCTCGAATGTGAATCTCATCGACTACCGAAACAACATGGCACAGCTAGAGGGTGAGTTCTGGGACTTGTCACAGCGCATACTCGACGACTACCCGAGAGCGGTTGCCAAGGCACAGCTACAGCTTGGGGATATGTTTAACGAGGCCGAGTACCCGTCAGTTGAAAAGCTCCGACGGAAGTTCAAGTTCTCCCTAGTGTTCGAGGCAGTGCCAGACGTGGGGGACTTTCGTGTAGACATCGGCGTCCAAGCCGCAAACGAGATGCGTGAGCAGTACAAACAAGTTCTAGCAGACCGTATAGATGCCGTACACCAAGACCTAGCCGATCGGTTAGCCGAGCCACTGCAACGTATGAGTAAGGGGCTTGACTACTCCGAGTATGAGCGACCGTCTGGGTTTAGAAAGACACTAGTTGGTAATGTTCTGGCTATCGTGGACTTGATGCGTAGCTGTAACCTTAACGGCAATGCGCATATCACTGCGATACAGGAAGACCTGCGCGATACTCTCAAGGGAGTTACACCCGACGGACTGCGAAGTGACCCCCACCTGCGAGCTGATACTAAGCGCAAGGTAGACCAGATCATCAAGAACTTGCCCTCGTTAGGCTTTTAGGGTAGTTGACTTAACGCCCTCTATCATTATAATAGGCAACGTAACTGCAACAAACAGCATTAAACGTAGCAAAGCATCACCCCTGACAACATGTGTTGTCAGGCTAACTCAGAGATATTAACTATGAACAACGCCACTTACGCAGCAGCATCAATGTACGCCCTAAGTATCAACCAAACAGCCGCCTTGATCGGCACCATCGGGCACGATATCACGGTGGTAGTGCAAGGCAACATGGGCACGGGGAAGTCTTCGATCATCAACATCCTCGCTGACCGTTTTACAAACCACAAAGCTGTGTACCTAGACTGCACCACGATGGTCGATTCAGCCGACATGTTTATGGTCAAGTACTCAGAGGACGGCAAGACATTTAGCACCGTACCCCTAGAGGAGCTGGGTCTACACCTGCCCGACCAGCCCATCATCTTAATGCTAGACGAGATCGGTAAGTGTAACCGCTCAGTAATCCTAGCCTGTAACCGTATCATGCTCGAACGTAAGCATAGCGGGTATGAGTTACACCCCGAAAGCATCGTGTTTGCCACGACTAACCTAGGTGCGGAAGGACTAGGCGACCTGTTACCTGCACACACTCGGAACCGTATCACCGTGGTGACTATGCGTAACCCTGACAACATGGAGTTCATCGAGTGGGGTATCAACAGCGACCTAGACCCTGCGCTACTTGGTTTCTGTAAAGAGAAGCCCGAACTATTCCATTCGTTCGAGCAGTACGAAAACCCAGATGAGAACCCGTACATACCTCACCCACGTAGCACCCGTGTTGCCTTCACTACTCCGCGCTCATTGCACAAGGCTAGCGACATACTCAAGATGCGTGAGCAGCTATCCGAGATAAACGACGACGGCATCAAGGTATACACACAACTTTCCGCTGCCCTCATAGGTACGATAGGTGACCGCGCTGCGCTAGACCTCGCTGCCTTCATAACCCTAGCTGACAAGCTACCGACCCGCGAACAGATAGAGAACGACCCTGCGACTGCGCCTGTACCTGACAGCCCTGCCGCTGTGTGTATGGTGGTGTATAAAGTGCTGGCGACCATCGAACGCAAGTGGATAACGTCTTGGTTAACTTACATGGAAAGGTTACCCAAGGAAGCACAGGGATTGTTTGTTAATGGTGTACGTAGGACAGGTTACAGCCGCCGTGATCTCGTGTCTCAGAACACGCTATACCAAGACTGGTGTATGGCTAACAACTACATGTTCAGTGCTGACAAGTAAGGGGACGAATCATGCTAGCAATCAACACACAACTATCAGCCGAGCAACGGCTATCCAAGAACATTACCTCAATCATGGGCAACTCCAAGTACGTGGCCCTCGCAGGTGTACTAATGATTGGCGAGAAGGGTATCAAGGACGACTGCCCTACTGCCTACACTAACGGACGCGACGACTACTATGGTCGTGCGTTTGTCGAGGGACTGACGGACTCAGAGTTTAGGTTCTTGATATTGCACGAGACATACCACAAGTTGTTCAAGCACCTGACTACATGGGATTACTTGTACAAGGACGACGCACAGCTAGCCAACATGGCGTGTGACTACGTGATTAACCTAATGATTGTCGATGAGAACCACGATAAGTTTGCCACCATGCCCAAGGACGAGCAAGGCAATGACATCGGCCTACGTGATGAGAAGTTCCGCAACATGGACACCGCGCAGGTATACAAGATACTCAAACAAGATCAAGAAGAAAACGGGCGTGGTACTAGTAACACGCCAAATGAAGGTAAGGGTGAGGGTGACAACACATGTTGTCAGGGTGGGCTAGACGAGCACGACTGGGAGGGTGCGAAAGAGATGGCCCCCGAGGAGCAGCGTACGTTAGCCCAAGACATTGACCAAGCACTACGCCAAGGCGCTATGACAGCAGGCAAGGTAGGTAGTGGGGGCAACCGAACGATAGACCAACTACTACAGCCCGAGGTTAACTGGCGTGAGGTGTTACGTGAGTTCATTACACAATCATGTCGCGGTACTGACGACAGCACATGGAGACAGCCTAGCAGACGGCACCTAGCGTTAGGTATCTTACGGCCTAGTGGTATTACAGAACGTGTTGGTGAGCTAGTCATTGCCATCGACACATCGGGGAGTATTGGGCAGCAAGCACTAACCAAGTGCCTGAGTGAGATCAAGGGTGTTTGCGATATGGTCAAGCCCGAATCCGTACGCATACTGTACTGGGACACCAAGGTATGTGGCGATGAGGTATACGGTGGCACGGGCACACCACTTGAGCAGCTTACACAAACAACTAAGCCCCAAGGTGGTGGAGGCACTAACGTGCAGTGTGTGCCCGACTACATACGGGACGAGAACATCAATGCACAGGCAGTCATTGTGTTAACTGATGGGTACCTAGGCGGTCGCTGGGGTACGTGGAGCACACCACTACTATGGGGTGTCTTAGATAACAAGCACGCGAGTCCTGCAACCGGCAAGACAATACACATAACTTTATAACTAACAGGGTAACAACATGTACAACAACATTAATGAGATATTTGGGTTTGATGAATCAGATAACCGCGACTGGATGGCAGAAGACGGATGTTTGGGTTTGTGTGAACATGAAGCTACAGACCCACTGCCTATGGAGTTAGCTGCCTTACAGAAACGTGTTAAGAAAACACACCCACTCGCTACCTTCAGACGCACTGCGGTCAATACAATAGCTATACTTGTTGACCCTAAAAGCCTGTGCTTCGATGCAATAGTATCGTGGGTCGCTGACGCTTACGTAATTCAGACTGTAAGCACCGAACGATCGCGTAGCATCGCATACAAAGACAGAGAGAATTATGAAGTGAAGTACTCAAGTCAGCAGTACACGAGCATAACCTCAAAACTAGCCCGTGCGACTAAGTTGGTTAAAGATACCGACAGTGTGACAGCGGAGGGTGTAGTAAAGGAGGTGATGGTAAAGACGGTATCGACTTTTTCTACGGGACTTAGCAAGGCAAAGGAAAAGTTAGACACACTACAGGTGCGAGTGTTTACCCCCATGACTACCCTTGAGCGTACTGAGTGCTTACTTGAGTATTGCCTAGCCGATAAGGAACAACGCCCCGTGCGTGCTGACATAAAGCGTAGAGTAGATGACTGCACGGACAAGTACCTATTGGATAAGAGCGAATTAGGGCACTCTATTACTGCATGCCAAGGACTATGTGTTCTCTCTATATATAAGGTAGCGAACGTAGACAAGATATTCTACTACTACGCTGATGGCGGCACTGAATTGTGGCTGCAACACAAGAACACCAAGTACGTCAACGATGTTAATGACTTTCCCCAAGAAGTTCTGCGTAAGTTGTCTGTGCTTCAGACCACAGGTGTAGATGCGATGGAGTCGTTAGGGTATGGCACGGCTAAGGTACTGACTAGCGTTGGTGCGGTATGGCCGTCTTCTTCTCAGATACCTTTTATCGAGGATGCTATGTGTGTGTACGTATCACCCGAAGCAATAGCCGAGGTGGCCACCCTTGACTAACCCGAAGCAATACTTCTTGGGGAGTTCGTGTCGAGTCGAGTTCATTGGGCATACCGCTAACGTCCGGTACTTTGCGGGTAGTATGGCTTTGCGTAATTACTATGAGGTGACCATTCCTATTAGTGACCTACCCAACTGGATAGCACGACGCGTTGCTGTACTTAGCTCCCTCGAAAAAAACTCGAAGCATATTGATGGGGTTGGTAAGAGGTTATTAGAATATGTTTACTGGGTAACTAAAGAAGGAGACGATGGCGATGACACCGGAAAAGAAAGTTAAGAACGCTGTAGTGAAACAACTAAAGTTGCTGGGGGATTCGGTATATTATTTCTTCCCCGCAACAGGTGGGTATGGGCGCAGCGGTGTGCCCGATATAATTGGATGTTACCAAGGTATGTTCTGGGCGATCGAATGCAAGGCAGGTAAAGGCACCACCACTGCACTACAACAAAGAGAGCTTAGGGCTATAGGCAAGGCTAAAGGATGCGCGTGGGTGGTCAATGAAGATAACGTAGAACAAGTATGTGCGATGTTGTTGTCCCAGAGGGCGGTGGGCATGTAGTGCAAAAACACCCTCAGCTAGTGGTCAAGACAATGACTTGACGCACTGCCGTATAGCCCACGATAAGGGTAGTCGTGTGAAGCTAGCAAGTTGAACTGAATAGGTGGTGATACTTGTTAGTGGAACATGCACCATAATTTAACTATATAAAGGACAGGATGATGGACCTAAAAAACAAAGTGTTTGACGTAGTTACTGTAAGGCCAGAAGACTTGGAGGATGTCTTGAATTGTGCGGTCATAGAGGGGGGATGTATCTTGTATGGGATGTACCAAGCTGCCACAGATAGGAGCCCGTACATTACTGTTGTTACGTATAGGAGACTAAGAGTAGAGAGTGGCGGAGAGGACCATGAAAGTTATTGATAGAGAATATCTTTGTAGGGGTTCTGAAGGGAGGTTTGATAGGTTTTACAGCAGGAGAAGTTGGACGTTACTCTTAGAGTGTGGGCACTTTAGACAACTTGATACACGAAACAGAACGTTCTATAAAGCCGAGATACTTAAGCAGGCGAGGTGCGTAGTATGTGAACCGATTACATCAGACCTTAAGCCTAAGCGCGGCAAAAGAAATTTTAGCGATTTTTGTGACTATATACTTAATGATGAAAAGGGGAAGAAGATGAGTAAAGACATACAGTATATCAAGTTAGACGAGTACCTGCGGAAGCAGGAAGAAGGTTACGTAGACCCCTTCGATATAGAGGAGGAGAGAGAACAGCGCGCAGCAGATGCCGCTACAAATTCATGGGGTGAGGGGGAAGAACTATGACGGCACATTGGAAACTTAGAGCTGCACACAAGGAAATAGCAACGCTTGAAGAGGAAGTAGAAACGCTTAAAGCGTTATTAGTCGAACAGGAAGCGTTGCTGGACAGACAGCACGATCTATTAGACGTGCAAGAGAAGCATATAGAATCCCTTGTCAATATAGAACGTTTTGCTGCGGGCTTCTTTATAAAAACTGCGGGAAGAGGGGAAGAACTATGACTCCTAAAACAGATACCAGTACAGATACCAGTGCCTTACGGTACTACAGATCGCTGGAGGTAGAGAGCGATGAGCAAGGGTAGTAAGCGCAGGCCAGTGGCGGTAGCGCCTAGTGAGGTCAGCAGCAATTGGGATAGGGTTTTTAATAAAACTAAGGAGAAGGCAGATGCAAGAGATTCCGGCAACACCGCAGGAAGAAGCAGAGATAAGAAACAAACTTATCTTGGAGGCTTGGAAGAAGACTGATGCGGACGCTAATGCGCTAGACAAACAAACCGGTGGGACGCACTACAAAGACATGCCCATCCAGCCAGCCGAGTACTCTGAGAAGAACGGCTTGAGTCTACTAGAAGGCAACGTAGTGAAATACATTTCACGCTGGAAGAAGAAGGGTAGCCCACTACAAGACTTAGAAAAAGCTAAGCACTGTATAGACCTTTTAATTGAAATTCATGGAGTAAGTAAATGAAGATTAACGTAGAGCTGAATGAAGAAGAAGCCGAAGATTTTATTGCGTTGATCCAGCGGCTAGAGAAAATTACCGAGGCAGTAGAAAAGTTAGTCGAGGAGCTTAAGGAATTAAAACTATGAAGACTAGGAAGTACGACGACGAGATTATTATGCTTATCGCAGGGTTAGCAGACTACGGTAAGACAGTACGGGAGGTGAGCCTTTCTCTAGATATACCGATGGGTTCTGTATCAACTCTCGGTGCCAAGAACGGCATACGGTTTAACGGTACGATGGGCAGGAAACGTGTGGACGATCCCGTTCGACCGTACCGACCGCACCAGAAGCAACACTACAAGCGGCTATCAGCTACGACTGTTGACGCGGCCAGTCTAAGTTTGATGACACGAAAGTGGTAGGGTATAAGTGATGGACATTATAACGGTAGATTTTGAGACCTATTACGATAAAGATATTTCCCTACGTAAGCTGACGACCGAAGAGTATGTGCGGCACCCCGCCTTTGAAGTCATAGGCGTGGGTGTAAAGGTTAACGATGGGGAAACATCTTGGGTAAGCGGTACGCATGGGACAATTAAGGAATACTTACATGCCAACTACAACTGGCAAGGCGCTGCTGTCCTTGCTCACAACACTATGTTTGATGGTGCTATTCTTGGTTGGGTGTTTAATGTTCACCCTAAGCTATGGCTTGACACGTTATGTATTGCACGCGCGTTGCACGGCACAGAAGTTGGCGGCTCGCTTGGGTATTTAGCTGAGCTGTATGCGCTTGGGGCGAAAGGGGACGAAGTAATGCACGCCGTCGGGAAACATCTCATCGACTTCACCCCCGAAGAGTTAACGCGATACGGCGACTACTGCATACAAGACGTTGAGCTTACCTATGGGTTGTTCGCTATATTTTCAGCCGTGTTCCCAAAGAAAGAATTAAAAGTAATCGACATGACCTTACGTATGTTTATCGACCCAGTTCTAGAGCTAGACGTGGGTACGCTAGAAGATCATTTAGATGGGCTGAAAACGCAGAAAGAAAAACTGCTGGAAGAATGCGGTATAGATAAGCCCGAGCTTATGTCTAACCCTAAGTTTGCTAAAGCCCTTGAGGCGCTAGACGTTGACCCCCCAATGAAAACAAGTTTACGTACAGGTAAGGAAGCCTTCGCGTTTGCCAAGAATGACGAGGGGTTTAAGGCCCTACACGAGCATGACAACCCGCAAGTGCAAGCCCTAGTAGCTGCACGAATAGGTTTGAAGAGCACCTTGGAAGAGACACGTACCGAGCGGTTTATCGGTATTGGTATACGAGGGGTGTTGCCTGTACCGATTAGGTATTGCGCTGCGCATACGAGCAGGTGGGGTGGGTCAGACAAGATAAACCTACAAAACCTACCCTCCCGTGGACCAAATGCAAAGGTACTGAAATCCTGTATTTGCGCCCCCGAAGGACACACTCTGATCGAAGCGGATTCGGCACAGATAGAGGCGCGTGTGCTGGCTTGGTTAGCAGGACAAAACGATTTAGTTGCGTCATTCGAGAACGGGGAAGACGTATACAAGAATATGGCGGCTGCGATCTACAACAAGAAGGTAGAAGATATAGACGGTGCGCAACGATTCATCGGCAAGACCACCATCTTAGGTGCAGGGTATGGGATGGGTGCGGAGAAGTTTCGTAATCAGCTTAAGGTTCTGGGAGTTGAGGCAGAAGAGAAAGAATGTAAGCGCATCATAGACGTGTACCGCAGTACTAACGGAGAGATAAATCAGCTATGGCGCGACGCACAGAATGCCTTGTTAGGTATGTACCAAGACGAACGCTACGGTATAGGTAGAGCTGGAGTGCTACGGGTGTTACCAGAAGTTAATGGTGTACGTCTCCCCTCTGGCCTCATCATGCGGTATGAAGACCTAAAGGCCGACGAAGGGGAGATGGGGTTAGAGTTCTCCTATAAGACGCGTAGGGGTAGGGTAAATATCTACGGGGGTAAGGTTATAGAGAACGTCTGCCAAGGTATCGCCCGTTGTATAATGTCAGATCAAATGCTGATGATTTCAAAGCGGTACCCTATATTACTAACCGTACATGACTCTGTGCTATGCTGTGTTCCAGACAGCGAAGTTGATGTAGCTGCGGCTTACGTTGACACATGTATGCGACACACTCCTGATTGGGCAGAGGCCCTTCCAGTGCGTGGTGACGTAGAGGTTGGAAAAAACTACGGAGAATGTACCGAATGGGTAAAACCACATGGTCTTTTAGTAGCATAAAGACGTTCGATCAATGTCCTAAAAAGTACTACCACACCAAGGTCTTAAAGGACTACAAGGAAGACTTTAATACTGACGCCATACTGTACGGCAATGAGTTTCACAAAGCTGCTGAGCTGTATGTTAGTGACGAGGTAGACGAGCTAGACCCAAGGTTTGACTATGCGTTAGCAACCCTCGATAAGATTAAGGGTATGGACGGAGATAAGTTATGCGAGCTGAAGATGGGTCTGACTGAAAACCTTGAGGCGTGTGGGTTCTTTGATAAGGACGTATGGTTTCGCGGGGTAGCTGACCTCATTGTCCTAAACAGGGAAACGGGGGTAGCAAAAGTAATAGATTACAAGACTGGGAAGTCTGCAAGGTATGCCGACAAAGGGCAGCTAGAACTGATGGCCTTGGCTGTATTCAAACACTTTCCAGAGGTCAAAGTAGTGAAGGGGGGTCTGTTGTTTGTAGTATGCAAAGCGATGGTCCAAGAGACCTACACTATAGAGAACGAGCCTAAGCTATGGGAGAAGTGGCTAGGTGAGTACGGCAAGTTAGAGAAAGCATTTGAGGTAGATACTTGGAATGCTAAACCAACAGGGCTTTGCCGCGCATGGTGCGTGGTACTTGAATGCCCCCACAACGGTAAGAGGTAGCGACATGCCATATAAAAACCCGAAGGATAGACCTAAGCAGCAGAACAAACCTGTTGATAGCCCAGAATTTAAAGCGCGTATGGAAAGACAACGCGCTAGAAGAAGGGTAGACAGAGAAGGCAAGGACAATAACAACAATGGTAAGGCCGATAAGCGCGAGGGTAAGGACGTTAGCCACAATGTTGCATTGAGTAGGGGTGGTAGTAACAAGGACGGTGTGACAATAGAAAACTCCAGCACTAACCGTGCGCGTAAGCCCCGCAAGAAAACAGTTAAGAAATCCCCAACACGACGGGCATAACTACAGGCGAGAATGATGAGGATAATAGACGGACGGGGTTTACTCCTAAAACTCCGCAACCCAGCAAAAATAACAACAGCTATACCAACAAGTAAAGCGGTAGGGACAAACGAAGTACTGGTTAAGTGGGGCGTAGAAGAAGCGCGAGTACTGAAGAACTTGAATGTGCGAGACGTACCCTCTCCCATTATGGGCATGTATGACTGGCCCGGAAGGTACAAGCCTTTTGACCATCAAAAGGTCACTGCTTCTTTTATGACTATGCACCGCCGAAGTTTCTGCTTTAACGAGCAAGGCACAGGTAAAACTGCTTCTGCTATATGGGCGGCAGATTTTCTAATGAGTCAGAAGTTAGTGAAACGTGTGCTGATTATATGCCCACTATCTATTATGGATTCTGCATGGCGTGCTGACTTGTTTAGCTTTGCTATGCACCGAACAGTAGACATTGCGCACGGGGACAAAAGAAAACGCCGAGAGATAATCAACGGTGACGCTGAGTTTGTCATCATTAACTATGATGGCGTGGAGATTGTGCAGGAGGAGGTAGCTAACGGGGGGTTCGATCTTATTGTTGTAGACGAAGCAACCCACTACAAGAACGCACAATCTAATCGGTGGAAGGTGCTAGCAAGCGTACTAAAAGCAGACACATGGTTGTGGCTAATGACAGGTACACCGGCTGCCCAGTCTCCGGTCGATGCGTATGGGCTAGCTAAACTTGTTAACCCTAAGCAAGTGCCAAAATTCTTCGGGGCGTTTCGTGAGTCTGTTATGTTTAAGGTGACTCAGTTTAAGTGGGCACCTAAGCCCAACGCTACCGAAACAGTATACAACTGCTTGCAGCCAGCAATACGTTTCACCAAAGAGGAATGCCTAGACCTGCCTGCTATGACATACGTTAAACGCGAGATAGGATTAACGGCTCAACAGAAAAAGTATTACGAACTCCTACGTAAACAGATGATGGCTACCGCAGGGGGAGAGCAGATAACGGCGGCCAACGCGGCAGTTAACATGAACAAGTTACTGCAAATCTCCTGTGGCGCGGTCTATACGGATACTGGCGAGACCGTAGAGTTTGATGTTAGTAACCGGTACAAGGTACTGCGCGAAGTAATAGACGAGTCTAGCCAGAAGGTACTTATCTTTGTGCCGTTCAAGCATGTCATTAGTATCCTCAAGGAGAAGTTAACCAAAGATGGTATTACGAGTGACGTTATATCAGGGCAAGTAAGTGCTAACAAACGCACCACCATCTTCAAACAGTTCCAAGAAACCGAAGACCCACGAGTACTTATTATACAACCGCAAGCTGCGGCGCATGGTGTGACACTTACAGCAGCGAACACTATTGTATGGTGGGGGCCAACATCTTCCTTGGAGATTTACGCCCAAGCTAATGCGCGGGTACACCGGTCAGGACAGACACATCCCTGTACGGTCGTTCAGTTAGAAGGCTCCAAAGTAGAGAAGCATATATATTCAATGTTAGATCAACGCATAAACGTGCATACAAAAATGATTGATCTATACCAGAATGTGCTTGAGATATAAGCTAAACTCAACTATAGTACATAAAACATAACTATAACTGGAGAATGGTAACATGACAGACGTTGTTGTGACGGACCTTGACCGCCTCGTTTCTGTATACGTAAAGATTCGGGATAAGAAAGCAGAGTTAGTGGCTGAGTCTGCGGTTAAGGAAAAAGAGTTCGATGTTAAATTAGATAAGATCAAAGCCGCACTGCTGGATCATTGCAAAGCTACTGGAACCGAGTCTGTCAAGACTGCTTCTGGTACGTTCTGGCGCACCCAGAAGAAACGCTTTTGGACGAACGATTGGGAGGCTATGGGTAAATTCATCGTGGACAACCAAGTCGTAGACCTACTAGAGAAACGGATCAGCCAAGGCAACATGCGGCAGTTCCTAGAAGAAAATCCTACCCTTCACCCACCCGGATTAAACGCAGACAGCGAATACTCCCTAACAGTACGGAGAAAGAAATGACCGCCTTAGAAAACGCGACTTACGTCCCTGTGGAGGAGGTTGCTCAACAACTTTCTGTAAAGGTAAGCACGATTCGGCAATGGGTACACAAGGGACACATACCCAAAACCACCTACATAAAGGTGGGCCATACCTACCGCTTTAACCTTAACGCCGTAGTCCAAGCTCTTACCGCAGCGTCTTTAGCTGAACTAGAAGAGATCGAAGAAGTGGGGGAGGGAGAAGATATATGACTACTAGCTCAGAGGACATAGACCCTTTTGAAGCTATGCTCGCTGAGCTTAAGCCAAAAGTTGAGCTTAGAACTGCGGCTCTATTTGACGCCCGTGAGGGAGCACCAACCAAGGCACTGCGCTTAAGCATAGCCGAGAGTTCGTTTCATGTAGTTGGGGATAGATCAGTAGAGGTAGGGGGCGGTCCCATTAAGGTTGCTATCTTAAAAGCGGCTCCTGTTTCCCGTATGTATTACTCAGAAGAGTATGGGAGTGGGCAGAGTAGTTCTCCTACGTGTTGGTCTAAGGATGCGGGAGGGGGTGTACCTGCGGAGGAAGTAACGCCCAGTGGTATGCAGGCTCCAGCGTGTTTTGACTGTACCCAGAATATTAAAGGCTCCGGTAACGGGCTATCCAGAGCGTGCCGATTCCAACAGCGTATTGCTGTGATGTTAACCGATGAGGAGGGGGTGCTACAGCCTGACCAAGTATGCCAACTATCTTTACCGGCGACGAGTGTGTTTGGCAAAGACACTAAGAAGAAGGGGTTACAAACGTATGCGCGGCTAATTGATTCGCAAGGCGCATTACTGTCCACCATCCTTACGGAGCTAAGTTTTGATGAGGGTAGTAATTCACCTAAGCTATGCTTTAGGCCCATCCGAGTACTTAGCGAAGACGAAATTGCCGTAGTAAAAGCAGCACAGAACGATCCTGATACTAAAAAGTTAGTTACTTTCAACTTTAACTCTCATGCAGCCAGTAGTCCTAGCACGGACAACATATTTAGTGCGGTTAAAGGGGATGGGGTGTACGTAAAGAGCTTGCAGTAATAGGGATACTTAAACCATAACTTAGCCGACAAAGGCTAATGCTATCTTAATAACTTTAGAGAGAATGAAATAATATGACAAAACCAACTTACATGCTTAACGATGTAGAAGCGATGTGGCCGAAACTGGACCAGCCTTACCACTACGAAAAAGGGGCGGGGAAGAATAAGAAAGGGGCTAGTGTTCCGTGTGTGGCTACCTCCCAAGGGGCTACGTACCAAGTTAACTTTAAGATGCTTTCATCGCAGGCTAAAGATATTTTTATCGCAATGTCCAAGGCGTACGGGGAAAGTAAAGACGATACGTGGCCTGCTTTAAAGAATCCTTTTGTTAAAGGTGAGGATGGGAGGTACGAGGGTAAGGCTAAGATACCCGCTTCCTTTGATGGTAAGCCAACGAACCCGCCCAAGCAGTATGATGCTAACAACACCCCACTGGACAGCGAGTTCTTACTCACCACTGGCAGCACGATAAACGTGTTTGTAGAGTTGATTCCCTATAACGGAACTATGGGTAATGGTGTGTCTTTGCGCTTACGTGCAGTACAGGTGATAAAGTACAAAGAGTATCAAGCTGCTTCTCCTTTTGAATCCCAAGAAGGGTTTACTCAAGGCGGTATGCTCAGTGTTTCTGAAGACCTTGATGCGGTGTTTGATGCACCCGCGAAGCCTACTGAGGTCGCAGAAGAAGTTATTGCGGAACCCCAAGTTAAAGTTTCTAAAAAGAAACAAGATGCCCCTAAGCCGGACGTAGATTTGGCTTCTTTGCTAGACGAGTTTGATGACTAAAATAAAGCGGGTGTCTTCGGGCACTCGCGTCTTTCTTATGTATGGATAAAATATGGACACCAAACAGTTTTTAAGTACTGTGTTGGGGGATGAAGGGTACTACTGTGTAGCAGGGTTTAAGGGTGGGAATGTAATACAAAAATTCTATGCCTCCTTAGATTCTGTTGTTGATACCGCAGCTAATTTTGACTTAGAAGGACGTGACGCTTATTTCGCGTTAGGGACTTTTGTTGAGGGTACGAACCGTAAAGCGGGTAACGTACACTACTTAAGGTCTCTTTTCTTAGACATAGACTGTGGCGCAGATAAACCCTACGCTACCCAACACGACGCAGTAGTTGCACTACGCAGCTTCTACTCCAAGTATGAACTACCCCGACCTACTGTTGTTAACTCAGGGTATGGCCTTCACGTATATTGGACATTAACCAAGCCCTGCACGCGAGAGGAGTGGCTTCCTATTGCACAGGGGCTAAAGGATACATGTCTTCGTGAGGGGCTACAGATAGACCCTTCTGTAACTTCTGATGCTGCGCGGATTTTGCGTGTGCCCGGTACACGTAACTTTAAGAACGATAACCCTGCGAAGGTTAAGATTGTATCTAAATCAAAAGTCCAAGTTACCCTACAAGAGTTTGTTGATAAGCTATCTATAGACTTGATACCAGTATCTTCTACTAGCATACGCTCAGACGAAGAAGCTGCGGATATGGCTCGGGCGCGTGGGGAAGACCGGTACTCAAAGAAGTTCTATAATCTATTAGTTAAGACTGCTAGTGGTGTTGGATGTGGGCAAATCGAAAAGGCCGTGAAAAGGCCCAATGAGATGTCTTATCCAGAATGGTTGCACGTACTATCTATAGCAAAGCATTGCGATGTAGATTGGGAAAAGTCCATACATCTTATATCTAGGGGGTACGAAGGGTACTCTGAGGGGGAGACAGATAAGGTTGCTGCCTCACTAGAAACGCCCCACCTATGCACTACGTTTGAGAAGGATAACCCTAGTGGGTGCGAAGGGTGCCCTCACAAAGGAGATATAAAAACTCCTATTACATTGTGCAGGGAACTACGCGAAGCAGAAAGCAACGTAATACAAATACCTGTGGAGCCTAAAGAAATAGAGGGCGTGGAGTTGAATGGGTTTGACCCTACCCCTCCGCCCCTGACTAAGGACTACACCATACCGACTTACCCTGCGCCATACGTTAGGTTAGCCAATGGGGGTGTAGGGGTAAAGATAAGAGATAAAGAAGGTAATGTGGAAGAGCGAGAGATATATAAACGAGACTTATATATATCAAAGCGCATGTACGATCCAGTAGACGGGCCGTGTTACGAGTTTAAGCATCATACAAAACGAGAGGGCATTCAGACTTTCGTTATTGCTAGTGTCATTCTTTCCTCCCCAGACGGGTTTCGTAAGAAAATGGGTGAGAACGACATTTTTGTCTTAGGCACAGAGGCGGTAAAACTTATGAGATATGTAGGCACTTGGATAGAGGAACTTATGGATACTGACATAGTAGTAGTTAAGACCCAGTTTGGTTGGACTGAAAACAATAAATCGTTTGTGATTGGGGATCGGGAGGTGTTCGCTGACCGTGTAGACGTTAACCCTCCGGGTTCTCGTACTTCGCAATACTTCCCTGCCTTTGCAAAGAAGGGCACACTAGACGGATGGAAGCGCGTCACAGACTTCTACAACAGAGAGGGCTTTGAAGAACATCAAATGATGTTTGGCTTATCTTTTGGCTCACCTCTAATGGAGTTTATACCCAACATTTCTGGGGCTATCTTCCACCTAACCAGTAGTGAGACAGGTATAGGTAAGACCACAGGCATGTGGGGCGGTGCTTCGGTATGGGGGAACCAGAAGAAGTTGGTGGTGGGGGGAAAGGACACACCTAACTCCGCATGGAATCGCGCTGAGATACTTAAAAACCTACCGCTATACGTAGATGAGGTGTCTAACTATAACGCTGAAGACGCTAGTAATTTCTGCTACGCCATTAGTGATGGTATGCAGAGGAACCGACTGTCCAGCAAGGGCGAGAACTCCGAACGCTATAGGGGGGAACCTTGGGCGCTTAACTGTGGCAGCTCAGGTAACAGCAGCATAGTAGAAATCGCCAGCAAGTTTCGCACCTCACCAAAAGGAGAGGCGGGTAGAGTTATAGAAGCTACCGCTACTAGGAAACTTTTTACTACGGAGGAGGCGTTAAAGGCTAACAAATTAAACGAAGACCTTTCGGATAACTACGGCCATGCAGGTGAGATATACATACAGCATGTGTTGCAGAACATGGAGTCAGTAAAGACGCTTGTCTCTGACACTAGGGTTAACCTTATGCGTGACGCAGAGGTTGGTGCTCAAGAGCGCCACTGGACGGCGCAATGTGCTACGGTGTTCGCAGGGTGTACCATAGCTAAACAACTTGGTCTTATATCTTGGGATTTGGACAAGCTGTACAAATGGATGGTAAAGAAACTGAGGTCTTTGAAGTTGAACCTAGCTGACATGAACGTGGACATCGAAGATATAATATCTAACTTCCTTACGGACCACCCACGAGGGATTCTAAGGGTGAAGAGCGTAGATGATGCGCGAGACCCTGAGTTAGAAACCATAATCGAGCCTCGGTCAGGGGACACCCCCCTGTACCAATTAGCCGCGCGTCTTGAGTATGATATTAACAAACTGTACATAGTGCCTAAAGTCTTAAAGGACTGGTGTGTAAAGCGCCAACACCACTACAGTGCAATACGTGAGTTAGTATTCAAAGAGTTAAACGGCAGGAGCATTAAGATGCGTCTAGGGAAGGGCACTAAGATGGCACTGCCCCCCAGTCATGTGCTCGAATGTTCGTGGAGCAGAACTCTAACAGAAGGAGAGGAAGGGTTCGATGCGGGTACGACTGACTGACATATCGCCTGACGGGGTTAGGATTGTTGTAGACTGGACTAAGTTTGTCCGGGGCACTTCAGTCTTTATCCCCTGCATCAACGCCAAAAAAGCCGTGAGCCACCTACTTGAAGCAGGTAAACTTTCTAACCAAGACATAATAAAACGTGTTTGTGTGGAGAAAGGGAAGTATGGGGTCAGGGTGTGGCGTGTTGTATAGAGTTGTATGGGGCTTACTGTTACTATAGTAGCTCATCATTCTCCCTTACATAGAGAGACTTAGCCCCCCTAGCCGGGGGTTTTTTTATCCCCTCTTAGAATTCTTCGTACTCATCTCTCGAATCTAATATGAACCGGACAAACCGCTTATCCGCTACGTTACCCCCAGTGATTTTAGCGATAGCGGAGCCTTTAGCCCTAGCCTTAAGAGATTGGCTTATAGTACTCGCTTTTATAACGGCCATAGGGTGTTTTTTGTTGAACGCTCGTATCTCTCGGAGCACTTGTTGTCTACCTGCTTCATCCTTCTCGGAGCGTGCGAAATCATAGTTATCTAACAGCGACTTGCGCAGCGCCTTTATGCCATCCGGTACTCGACGGTCTCTAGCTAGTTTATCTTGTTCGGCACGAAACTTGGATGGGTTAAGGCCCGCTAGCTGCCTAATACTGTCCCCTATCGTCACATCCCCCACTATGTCATCGCCGCGTGTAGTTTTGTATCCCTCAGTAGAATACCTTAGCGCCTTCAGCACGTTGCTAAAGGCAGTTGGCATTAGTGCTTCCCACGCTCGTGGATCGTTGCGGGGG